GCGCACTTGCCGCTCCCTTCTTGTGTTGCTCACCGATCCAGAGTGCAACACAAGCCATCTCCAACTCTGGGGACGGTAAAGGGGAGAGCTTTAGAAGATCCGCTTTGCCTTGGGCGTAGGCTGTCTCTGCCGCTTGATCGACGAGTTTGTACTCAACCCACTCGATCATTGCGTAATAGGTGATCATCCCGCCAAGCAACACCCAGAGGACAGACTTCATAGCCGATACTCCGACTTCACGATTGAGAGAAGATTTGGCTTTGAAAAGGATTCTGGTTTTAGAATCTTGCCATCTTCTCTCCGGGTCACGGTGTAGAAATATCCTCGTCCATTGCATTCTGGGCACTCCTTCTCTGCTAGCCCAATGTCTGTGGTCTCGCTTACCGAACCAATCCCATCACAAACTTGGCACTCATGTTTGGTGAACTTACTCATGTTCGATCTTTGGACTTCGTCCCAAAACGGCTGGGGGTTTAGACCAAGAGCATGAGTCATCCCGATCGTTACGTAGATGATGTCCATGCAAGCGTCGATTACTTCCGACACCCTCTCTGGGTAGTCCTTGAAGTCGTCGCCCGTGAGAACATCCTCGGACACAAGTCCGTACCAAGCCTCCATGAACTCGGAGTACTCCTCCGTTACTAGCTTTCGGTACAGATCTGCCATCTCAAGTGATGGCTTTTGTCCACAAATGTCCATGAACAATTTCTGGTCGGCAAAGACCGTCATGCTTTACTCCTGTTCTTGGAGCCAAGTGGTCGACCGCGCCGCTTGGCAACGAGCTTTGGTCGACCTCGGCGTGGACTTTCTTCTGCTGCGATAGGTGCTGCGCCTTTCATGCGACCAACCTCACGGTTGATGTAGAACACAGCCTTTAGCAGGTCTGTTGTTGGGTCGTCGCTTTTGAGACCCGCGCGCCAGATGTACTTCACCGCATTGCCAAGATTGAAGTTCATGTGTTCGGTGATCTGAATGCACTCCACGCCTGACGGGTGGGAGGTGTAGTGCGGCGGGTGATTGACGATGTCTTTCATTTGTCATCCTCTCAGTGAATCAAGTACGTTGAACAACTTCTGCAAGTGATAAGAGTCAAGCTCGGTGGAACCTTCTACCCACGCTCGAAGATGGGACTCCATGTGCCTAAGCACACTGTTCTCGTGAGACAGTTCACGAAGCTGAGACAAGAGATCCGCTCGGTCTTGCCTCAGTCGCTGTATCGTTTCAGTCTGATTAGTAGCTGTCGTCCAGCCTGAAATCGATTCCAAGGTGTCTGAGATCATCATCTTCACTCCTTGAACTCCAGCCAAGGTCATCAAGCTCTTCCTTCTTCCTTTGCCTAGAAACTGGTACTGATGAAACAATCTTCTTTGGCTTTGGCGCAATGATTGATGGACTCGGCTTTCGTTCCTTTATCTTTCGTGGTTTTGGTTCGTGCTTTGCTATCTCTCCAACTAAAGTCTCTACAGTTCTGTACGCCGCTTTACAAACTGGGCAGACCCTTTTGCGGCGCACCTCGAAGTCATGGACTATGCGACTGTCAATGACATCTAGCTTCGCTTTGGCTTGACACTTGCACCTCATTAAAAAAAGATCCTTTACTTAGGTCTCCGACTAACGTTGTTATGGCGTGAGCCATCATCATTGATGGCGTAACGTCTTCTTGGTCACCCTTCTCAGCGGACACTTCAAAGACCACGCCAGTTGGTGTATCAGTGAGCGTCAGTCGAACTGTTGCCATTGGCTTCTCCGTTTGTTGTTGTGTTATTGGTGCCATACTGGCTACGAATAAAAACCTCAAGATCGTTTCTGTGAAACCTCCAAGACCTGCCAACCTTTGCGGCGGGTATTCTTTTGTGCCGAGCCAAGTAACGTACGGACTCCACGGTCATACCCAGAAAGGTCGCCGCTTGGTCAATGGGAATCATCATTTTTTACTTCTCCTTCACGATCAAATTGATATTGAGGACAGAACGGTGCAACCTCACAGAAGTTCTCGCACCTTCGGTATCCGCCCTTGCGTTCTTCAATGACGTACCCCTTCGGCGTCTCCCCAAGTTCTTCTTTGGTTTGAGCTACCTTAGTTGCACGTTTGCCGCCCTCTTTTATCAGAGCAAAGGTCGAACCGGCATACCAGCGCTCCTCGTCTGAGCATGGAACGTTCTCCCCACGGTCAGCCGCCTGATGCATATTGATTCGCTCATTCACGTACTCTCTTGTCTTTTCAAGAGACCACGTTGGAACCTCTATTACCTTGACGTTCTGTTGTGGGTAGTCCGGGTTTCGGGCGGCGTCACTTCTGCGCCAGTCGCGGAAGATCGCAATGATCTGTAGCCGCTCCACCTCGTATCCATTCTCATGGGCGAGTAGACGCAAAACATTTAGCTGACGCTCCCAGTCTTCAGAACCGTCAGCTTTGAATACCGTAGTGACTTTCCAGTCTTGAAGGGTCTTGTCTCCAAGGTGGAGGCGGTCAAACTGACCGCTTAATTTCCACCCATTTACATCCATATAAAGCCGCTCTTCCACAAGGGCTGAGGTTCCAGCCCTCTCAAGAACGGTGTGGACTGCTTGTCCCATCAAAGACCAGACTCGCTCAGAAACATCCTCAACCACAGACTCGCGATACTTTTTGTAAAGTGCCCGTCGTTGCGGTGCATCGATTAGCTTTGTCACGCTGATGTCACCGCCGCCAACGTACGAGTCGTTGCGGACAGCCGCAACAAATGCGTCAGGCAAGCCAAGTAAGTTAGTGAGGTTCATCAGAAGTCCACGCTCTCTTGCTCCCGACGAGGCTGCTCGTCACGGACGTAGGTCTCTGCTCTGCGTGGCGCTGGTCGATGCGATGCGTCCTTCTCATAAGGATCGCCAACGCTGCCCCGCTCATAAGACAAACCGTTCTTAGACGTCGCTCCCCACAAGCCACCTTCTAGCTTTAGACCCTTCGGCAGGAAGGTTCCATCACGCAGAGTGATGTCTTGGTTAACTTCGATCACAACGTTACGAACAGGCTGCTTGTCATTCTTGCGTTTGGTGTTATCAAACACGGCGATGCTAATGGCTGGGATGTTCTTGTTCATGCGGCTTGCTCCTCTTTGGATTCCTTGGTTGACTTGGTTTTGATAACTTCTTGAAGTCGAGCGGTAATGGCTGCGGTATGCTCAAGCGAGACGTCCTCAAGCCTTTCTTTGCCGTACTTCTTGGCGATGACGATTTCGCTCACCTCTGCTTGTGTTGCCAATGCTCTGATGGTTTTGAGTTCCTCAACACCAAGGCTCTTAGGTTGAGAAGCAGTGCTACTACCCGAAGGCGTAACTTTAGTAGGAGCTTTCTGCGGCGTAGCCTCCTTACTCTTTGCGCCACTCTTATCGACTGGCTTATCAGGTTGCGGTTGCTCATCGTCTCCAACTGGAACGTCCTCCCCTTGATAGATGTAAAGACCCAGCCCATGTAGAGCGATTGCTTTTGCCAAGCACCGTTGCATAGCGGTGTTTAACTCAAAGGCATTTGGGTTTGGGATAGGTTGGTTGCGATGGTTCATCACGGGCAGTTGCGCCGTTCGGTCAAGACCGAAGGCTTTGACCGTGCAGAAGACCATTGCGGTGTCACCGACCAAACAGTAAGGCTTCTCCCCCCAGAACTGATACGTCCACGTAGCGGACGGATCTTCTTTTAAGAGGTAGTGGACAGCCCAAGCCCAAGACAGGTACGACAACCCGTTCTTGGATTCAATGTGGTCGGTGCAGTCGATCGCCGAGAGTCGCTCGAAGGGCGATTCGGCTTGGTTTTTGGCGGTGTTTGACATAGGCTCCTTTGTGCAGTTGTAGCGAACACAACTGAATTGTATGAGCCTTCCATATAGTTGTCAACATCATCGATAATACACAGCTACTAAGACCCAGAAGCGCACAGCACCGCCACGATCCGCCCTGTCGGTAGGGATAGACCCTTACCGGAGAGGTCCTTGCTGTCAATCACCATCAGATCGCCTGTGCGTACGTGCGGAGCCATGACGTCGTTAAGCGCCTCGACGATTTGGACCGCCTCCTTAGAGGAGATTGTGATCCGTGGAGCAAGGTTTGGTGAAGACGGAACCATCTCAGCAAACCGAGTAGACACGTCAGATACCTCGCACTTTAGGAGCTTGCAGAACTTTGCAACCGCCTCGAAGTTGAGGGGGATTCTTCCGTTAAGGTACTGAGATATGGCTGTCTGGTTGGAAAAGCCAAGCATTTGCGCCGCCTTCTTCTGCGTGAGGTGCAGGTCGTCCTTGCGCTGCTCCCACAACTTGCGCAACCGATCCCGCTCCTTTGATTCCTCTGGTGTTAGCTCTCTTCTAGCGTTCATAACTTCTTCCCTCTTTTGTAAAGTATCACTTGCTCAACGGTATTAGCAGTGCTACACTTTTCGATGAGCATCGATGCTCCCGGATCGCTACCCGGCAACCAGAAAGGATCGAAATGTCAAAGTGCAGTATCAACTCAACCGAATTAAATGCCACTGCTTGTAACAATCAAGTAGTATCGGAAACTATACAAAAAAGTTTAGCGATAAGCAAACACTCTTGGTG